ATGAAATTAAGAGTGGAAAGATTATGGAAGAAACCCGCTTATACGGTGGGCAGACTGTTTGTAGACGGAAAGTTTTTCTGTAACACACTGGAAGACACCGTCCGCGATTTGAGCAATGAAAAGAAGGTATATGGCAAAACCGCCATCCCTTACGGAGAATATAAGGTGGTATATAATTGGTCTCCCAAGTTTGGCAGAAACCTGCCACGATTGCTTAACGTCCCTGCCTTTGAAGGCATCTTGATACATCCGGGGAATACTGCCGATGATTCTGCCGGCTGCATACTTGTTGGAAGGAATACGGAAGTCGGTCGATTGACCGAATCCCGATATACATCCGATAAGCTCAATGTGCTGATAGAGGATGCGCAGAGAGGGGGAGAAAGCATTACAATTGAAATTGTATAGAACAGCTTGGCAGGGTTCAAGCTAAAACCAAATTGAAATGAAATGGCTTCCTTACATATTACTGATTGTACTCGCTTTCGGTTTAGGATGGTTCGCAAAGCCATCCCCCGAAGCAGTTATAGAGGCAAGAACGGATACGGTATTCAGTTCAAGCCTTGTGATAAGAAGGGATACGGTCCCCTACTACCTTCCTACTCCTTTGATTTACTGGCACACGGGCGATACTATCCACGTAGGTGATACGGTGCTCCCTGTCGAGCAGAAGGTATACCGGGGCAGTAACTATACGGCTTATGTCAGTGGTTATAACCCGAACTTGGACAGTTTGAAGGTATATCCTAAGACTGTCACGGTTACTAATGATATCCATCATGTGATGAAAGTAAAACCTCGTAGATGGGGTATGTCAATCACTGCCGGCTATGGATTTGGCAAGGATGGGCTATCACCGGCTGTCGTGGTTGGATTAAGTTATAGAATTTGGTAAAACGTATAATATGGACGATATTCAGATTTTCAAGAATGAGGTTTTTGGCGAAGTGAGAGTAGCCGGGACCAGTGAAGAGCCTTTGTTTTGCGCAAAGGACGTAGCAACTGCATTGGGGTATTCTGATACAGCTGATGCGATACAAAGGCATTGCAAATCAGGCAAAAAGGTGTTTTGCCCACATAAAAACGGAATGGGTGGAACTAATATGGTATATATTCCGGAAAAGGATGTATATAGGTTAATTATGAGAAGCAATCTTCCTAATGCCGAACAGTTCCAGGATTGGGTATGTGATGAAGTCCTTCCTTCTATCCGCAAACATGGCGGTTATCTTACGCCCGACAAGATAGAAGAGGTATTGAGCAATCCGGATACCATTATACGTTTGGCGATGCAACTCAAGGATGAGCAATCCAAGAGAAGGGATGCAGAGCAGCATATAGCCATCCTGACGCATACGAACAAAACCTATACGGCTACGGAAGTCGCAAAAGAAATAGGTATGCGTTCGGCTGCTGAGTTGAACAGATGGCTTGAGAGTGAGAAAGTACAGTATAAGGTAAACGGAACATGGGTGCCTTGTGCCGGTTATGCGAATTTGGCGTGGTTTGAAATCAAGCAGGAAGAACTGGACAGCGGACGTATAATTTATCATAGGAAGATAACCGGTATTGGCCGTGACGGAATCATTAATCTTTATCAGAGGGAGGTGAGATGAAATAAGACATCATATCGGGAATTATTCTCGCATACTACGAGTAGAAGCGTAGTAAATAACAAAAGCAGTTCTTTTACGGCTTAGAAGGAAAAGAAAGCCGTCCTCCTTAATGATTGACAGTCGACAGGAGATGAACACCCAAGGCATTGTTTACGGCTTTCTTAAGTTGTAAACAAGGTTTTGGGTGTTTTGTTTTCCAATCTTAAAAAAAAGTATCGATGAGAATAGAGGAATTATATCAGGATATCATAATTATGGTATGTAATGTTACAGGTATTGATGAGGCTGACATATTGCATAGCAACCGCGAAGAGTGTGCCGATGCCCGATACCTCCTTGTAATGGCGTTATCCAGGATGATGACCGATGAGGAAATTGGCAGGGTCATACACAGGACCAGGCAGGGTGTATCTTATATCCGCTCCAACAGGGCAAAATTAAGCAAGTGGATTGTGGCAAGCAATTGGCAAGTAATCAGCAAGTATATCGCAAGCAAGTATTTCATTTGCCGCTGAATTATGGCTTTCTTTGCATGTAGCCCAATGAAGGGCTGCAATACAAAATACAAGTTATATGGAAGCAGAAGTAAAACAAGTAATCAAGGAAAAGGAGTATGTCCATGGCGAAGATCGTAAGGAATATGCTTCTAAGGGCGTGGGTAACGCAGCATTGACTACCGGTATTATCGGTACGGCTCTGGGTGCAGCCGCATTATGGGGTCGCGGAGGCCGCATTTTTGGTGGCGGTGGCGGTATGCCGGAAAACGTAAACATCAATACGGTCAGCGATGCCATTGCCGGACGTTCGGGTGTGGCTCCTACGGCATTCCAGGCGTGGGAGAAGGGATGTGAGGAAGCTTTGAGCTTAACCAATACCATTTGGGGCCTTAAAGTCAACACTCAGGAGCAGATGTACGCACATCGCGAGATAGACATTAACGAGAAATGGCAGCTCTACAAGTCACAGGTAGACGGTGACTTCGGAAATTACAAGGTTTCCCGTGACCTCTACGATAATATGAATGACAAGCTGAACACGGCTGCGTTCGGCCTGTACAAAGGACAGCGTGACCTCTACGACACACTCAATGAGCGTTACTCCGCCAAGTTCTGTGAACTGGACAAGAAGGTATACGGAATGGAGGTTGCCAACCTGTATCAGAACAAGATCATTCAAATGGGCATGGATAGTGTTCTGAAGGAAAGTATGTGCTATACGGACCGCAAGACATGCCGTGCAATCTATGGTGTGGTGGGTTTGCCTTCAACCCCGACAGTCAGCGTGCTGGAAGGGGCGAATCCTTACGGATGCAACTGCCGCCCGCAGTCAACCGCACCAAGCGCGTAAGACGTAAGAAACGTTAGTGGTAAGTCCCTTCGGGGGCATACCACTTTCTTTATTAACCACTGACAAAAAAATAATGAATATGTTTGAAAATGACCCTCTACTTACATCCGGGCGTAACCTGGAACAGTTGGCGCAGGAAAATGAGATGTACCAGCAGAAGTTACAGGCTTTGCAGCAGTTTCCCAAGACGCAGCCCGTACAGCATACCGCAACTCCTGTTTGGGATGAGATAGACCGTATTGTCTCATCTCTCAACGATCAGGAGCGCGGCATCCTCAGCAACAACAAGGAATATTATGATAACAGCATGGCTATACAGGAGATGGTTAATGCCGAACTGCTTCTGCTGGTCAAGGGCAGGATAGAGGCGTCTGCCGAAGGTAAGGCCATATTGGAGCAGCAGCTGTCATTCGTAAGGCGGACATCGAAAACAGCCAAGGAAGAGACCGCCAGGCGTGATGCCTTGTTCCGGGAGTACGTGACGGAACATAGTGATATGACATGGCAGGAGTTCATCGACTGGAAGAATGGAAAACCTCAATCTAAATCAAAAAAATGATGGAAGCAAAGAAAAGTATAACAGAAGTTAAGGACAAGATGGCTGATTCGCTGTTGTTGTGGATTGATGATAGGATTGACACGCTGGTTGAGGCTAACCCGAAGCTGAAGGTCGCTTCGGTGTACCTGAAAAGGGGTGCAAAAAACTATATCGCCAAAGAAAGAGACAACCTGAATACAATGATTGACAATGCCTCTTTGTTTTTGTGCGATGAAAACGGCAACATTGATGCGGATATGCTGTTTAATGACCTCATAGTAATGTTTCGCGAGATGGATGAGATGCCGTTCGGGAAAGGCTTTATCCGCGGAACTATAGGTAAGGGGAATATTCGCATTGCTCTTCCCGATAATCCGGTGTCGAATATCCTGTTCGGCAATACAGGGGCTATCAGGATAACAGATGCCGACTTGATAGAGTTTAAGAAGCTGATGATGGAATGACATATTGAAAGCAAAAACAAACGTTTGCTGTGACAATTTGATATACCAAAAGACTTCTTTTTGCCTATCAAAAAGACACAAGTGCTCCGAGAAAACAAAACAGATTGATAATCTATAATATTAACGACATGGAATATAAGGATATGATTAGGGATGCCAAGGCTAACGGTGTAGCCTCCGACAAGGCAATGTGGCAGAGCGTGGACACATTGAGTGATATGCTGTGTATCCTCAGGGATGAGCATCCGGACGAATACTGGCGGTTTATGCGCAAGCAGCACTCCATACTGTATGGCAACCACTACGATAGGAATTTTGCCGAAATGGATGTAGAGGGTATACGTTATACAGGACCGTCCGGTGAGAAAAGAACCGGTGCCCATTGGACTGCCGATCAGATAGAGGAGGCTGCAAGGGGAATGTCTTTTCCTTCGGGTACAACCAAGTGGGATAAGTATGTCGCGTTTAACTCGTTTTACGCCGATATGTGTATGGTCTGTGATGATGCTCAGATCCTCAAGGGTGCCCATAGGTTTTACTTTGCCGACGAAGACGCTCCGCAAGGCAAGATATGGGTGTATATGGCTGCAATGTATGACGTCAGGAAGTAG